CCTGGTTAACTACGCTTACTTGCGATTCACGCGCTTCGAGAATTTTGAATGCCCTTTTCTTTTTTGCGACGACCTATACCCCCTGGTTAACTACGCTTACTTGCGATTCACGCGCTTCGAGAATTTTGAATGCCCTTTTCTTTTTTGCGACGAAAAAGACCCCCTTTCAGAAATCTTACGCGATTTTGCACGTTAGTAGAACCCCGTTATAGAACGACGCTTAGTTTGCCCATTTGGGCCAAACAATCACAACAATGAACCCATTCAAGGTTCCCAGTCGAGCTCTGACTTTAAACAGAGTACCCGCCTCACGGCGGCAGACCCCAGCTTCGGGTAATAATAAAGCAAACAGCCCAGCTTCGGCTTATAATAAAGCAAATAAAGATATCCTAGCTCCGGATAATAACAGAGCAAGCAGTTCATCTAGTCTACAGGAAGACCATATAGATGATTCTGTAATCAATAGTAATACGTTCACAGCACAGGAATTTAAACTTTCTGCAGAACAATTACTAAGACAAGAGGGATATGCACAACAAACAAAAGATATTGATAACTATTTCGAGCGGATATTAAATCCACAAGACAAAAAATCCGATGGTATAATAACTGCTGAAATGATTACGAATCCTCAGGTTGTTGCTGCATACATGAAATTTAAAGAAGAAGGAAATGATTTACTTAAAAAGATGAAAAGAGTCAAAGAATTTAAGGATTTAGATACTGACACTGAAATTGTCAACTTAGAAGTAGAAGTTGATAAATATAAATTTATTAATATAAAATCATATAAACATATAATTGAAAATTTCCTTCATACACTTACACAAAATAATATACCACTCTGGACCTATGGACCCGTATTTCAATCCGACACACCATTGATACATTTTATAAAAACTGAATTTGGCTTTTATAAAATTGGAACAATTTCAAAGTCTACCAATATGAGAATATTGTGGGGACAAGCTCTACTTTCACTTCTTATGTTGGAATTTATTGATACTGTACAAAGATATTCGGTCATAGATTTTCAGATGGAATCACCAAAACAACCAGTAGAAGACACATTGCCAGAAACTGAAGTTACAAAAGTTGCTCAAAATACTATTATAACTCAAGAACAGGATGATACTACAAATGTACATATTGAAGAAAATAGTAATTTATTGCAGGAAATTTCAACTACTGAACAACTATCTAATTTGGCTCCAATAGCAGAAAGATTTGTACGTATTTTTGATTCAACACAGGTTTTTAATATTACGGATACATTTAATCAACAAATCTTTTCATTAACTATTCCAAATGGATTGTATGCGCATTTAGATTCAACTATAGTTTCAGCTTTGCGATCATTTACTCTTTTAAAAACAGATGTGGAATTACTTGTTAAAATTAATGCCAATCAAGCACAATGTGGTAGATATATTATGTCGCATTTTCCAAGATATGACATGATTAATTTCACTAATACTCTTTATGATAATGTATTAAGAATGGTACAAAGAGATCATGCGGTTGTTGATATATCTAAATCTGATGATATATCTTACACTATCCATTATGAAAACACCATTCCCTGGCTTCCGATACAAACTGATGAAGTTGGCACTGTGACAGGAGGTTCTTTTGCTACAGTACGAATGAGATGTTTATCACCATTGAGAATTGCTGATTCAGGTAATCCTATTTGTCCTTTTCAAGTTTTTGCAAGATTAAAGAATACAGTTTTATCAGGCATGCGTTATCCTTTGCCCTTGAGTACACCTGGCACGACAATAGGTAGAAATGAAACTGCTATAACTTTTCAAATGGAAAATCCATCAAAAACGGAAAATATTTTGAAAAATACTGTTTCTGTTATAAAAGAAATACCAGTCATTGGAAATTTGTTTGGAATTGCAGGAAGAATTATGGGACGAGGTTCTTTAGCCTTAGCTCATATGTTCAATGTAAATCAAGAGAAAATTAAACTTGCTGAAGATAGACTTAAATATATTGGAATGATAAATAAGGATAGGCCGATCGATATCTCTCATCCACAACCATTGCTTCCCATGCCAGTGCATTGTTATTCACATGGAAGAGGACCATATTCTTCAAAGAAGTTAAGATTACAGCCTGAGGCTACAACTCCACATTTGGAACCACATAAAACAGTAAATGATACAACTAATATTAATGAATTGGCTCAAATTCCTGGACTAGTTGGAAGATTCATGGTAAACACTACTAATAAACAAGGAGATTTATTATATGAATTACCTGCATGTCCTTTTGATCCGCGCTATATTAACTTGTATCCTGCAGTTGGTTCAGTTAACTTTCAACCACCACCTGTTACATATTTTTCTTTTATGTATAATTTTTATTCAGGTTCATTAGTTTATGAATTTGTTCCTGTAAAAACATCTGCACATAATTTTTCAATACAAGTTGGATTTGTTCCTTTCAATGGTACACCAGATACAGTTACTGAAGCTCAACTTCAGTCATGTAGATGGAAAGTATTAGATTTCAGAACATCACAAAATGGCCAATTCACTACACCATGGTTATCTAACAGAGTTATGAGAAATAAACCAATTTCAACGATTAGTTTTGCTTCATCCGACAACGATTTTCATAATACTTTCCAAGGTGTAAGAAATGTTAATCTTAGATTTAAAGATCCAGGAAAAGTTGTAGTAAGATTGGTTAACGAATTAAATCCAACACCTATAGTATCTCCTACTATAGAGGTTTTAGTTTTTGTTAAAGCTCATCCAAATTTTAGATATTTTTCACCTACAAACATGTTACCTGCATCTCAAGTATTCAATCCAACCATAACACAATTTTTGAGAGAATTTGGAACACCACCAAACTTTGGAAATGCTGTAATACCTACTTATAATATTGGTAATTTCGATCAAAACATGATTAGGTATGAAATGGAAACCTCAAAATTACAAGATGGTGATGAACAAACATTATATGGAGATAGCCTTCGTGATGCCCCCGGACCACAAGTACAAGGAATGGAAGATCATGGAAATATCCTTGATATTTGTAGAAGATTTTATTTACATGCAACTTATACAGGTATCTTTTCAAGGAGAGAAGGAGCCGAAACAACGTTACCGTATCCACCTTTTTCATGCATGCCATTAACAATTAATGCTTATCAACCATTACCAGCTTTTTCTACTCCTAACCAGACAAGAACTAGTAATATGCCCAATCCTCGTGATTCTATATTAGCATGTTTTCGTTGGTTTAGAGGATCGATGAATTATGTTATACATTCATTAACGGATATACCTCTTGAAGTTACATATTTACCTGCTGTGGACTTTCCTTATTCTATATCTTCAGTGCGAACAGAAAACGTAGATAATGTTTTTCATACCTCAAATACAGATATACCTATATTTGCCACACCAATTAATATTGGATTACCAACTGAAGTGATAGAACCTAGGTTGAATCCAATATTGACTGTTGAAGTTCCAATGTACAATGCTAATAATTACATAGATGTTTTAGGAGCATTTTCAGGAGATGCTTTTTGGTCACAAAATGTTAGAAACAGACGTTATAATGAAATAAACAATTTAACTTCATTGTATCTTGGAAATTTAGTCATCCGTGGTATAAATGGTCAAGTTCTACCATTAAATCAAGCAATGAATCAAAACTTTAAAGTTCGAGTTTTATCCGCATTTGGTGATGATGCCCAATTTCATCATTTTATAGGGTGTCCACCATTAAATAGAAATGCAGTGGGATTGCGATGGGATGTGGTTGGTACAACGACTACATTCTTTAATGAAAATAAGGAAATTGATACGAAAGACAGAGTTAGATCTTCACAGGAAATAGAAACGCAATTAATAGCAGAAGGAATTGAGGCTAATCCTGGACCTGTATGTTCCAAGATATCGGATTTTTTCTCTAAAGGATTAACTAACACTTTTTCCAGCATTGCAGGTCTTTCTAGTGATCTTAAAAATTTAATATCTCAACCTAAACATTTAGCAAGTACTTTTGAAGATGCAAAAATAAAAGGATTAACAATGCTAGAACAAATAAAACAAGTTCTTCATTTGTATACAAACGGAATTGACACATTACAAATAACATCATTAGCTTTGACTTTAATATCAGTTTTTAAAGATTCTTCAAACATATATTCACTTTTATCAGCTTTATGTCAAATATTATCGATAACAGGAGTTTTTCATGTTGAAGCAGTAGCCAATGCAATGTCAAAATTTTCATTATTGTTTTCAAATAATGATGAGAATAAAGAAGAAGCTAAACATCAAATGGATAATCAATCATGGAGTACAGTAGCGGCAATATTTTCATCAATATTATTGGAAACGTTTTTTGCTTATCGATCAGTTAATCAATCTAAATTTAATGTTGATGAAAGCTATGTTAAACAAGTAATGATTCAGACTTTTAAGAATTTTAATGTCATGCGATCAGGAGCTCTATGTATATTAATGTCACGTGTTTGTAAAGCTCTTGAATTTTTGTATACAAATGCAAGAAAATGGATACGAGGTTTAGAAAAATATGATATTTTGGCAGATGATCCTAAATTTATCCAAAACTTTATGATAGATTATGAATTCTTTATGGATGAAAGAAATCTATCAAGTCAATCTATGATACAAAGACATCGCGATCGCTTTTGGACTACAGTTTTAACAGCATATTATTTGAAATCTGTATTAGCAACAGTAGATAAAAAATATATAAATACAACTTTGCAGGCAGCAGTACGTGAAGTTATTTTAAAAGCAAATTCCCTTAAATCACATATGTCAGCTCCACCTGTTAGGTATGAACCATTTTGTGTTTGGTATTATGGAGAACCTGGTACAGGAAAAACAACAATGATGCAAAACCATCTCATTGATATGACAAAGAACATTAACTGTACATATAATGCAGATCCTATATATGTGCGTTCACCACATTCACAGTGGTGGAATGGGTATGATAATCAACCAATTGTCATGATTGATGATGCAAATGGAGTGAACGATCCTACAATACTTGGCAGAATGGTTTCAGAATTTCAGGCTATGAAAACGTCAGCAAAAATGAGATTGGAAATGCCACGTTTAGAGGAAAAGAATGCTGAAATGACTTCAATYGTTTTGGGTATTTGTTCAAATGTAAARGAATGGACATCAACAATGATAGTAGATCAACAAGCCTTTAGAAGGAGGAGAGATATAGTAGTTGAAGTAATATATAGTAGTAAAGCTAAAGAATTCTTTAATAAACAACCAAATTTAATGAAAGCAGTGAGTTCCCTTCCAAAAGCATTAGTAGATGCTAATGAGCATGTTAAATTTAAAGTTTTACATAATCCATCATCAGGTCAAGAAAATGGTATTGAAATGGAATATGAGGAATTTTGTAAACATTTACTATCTATTCATGAAAAATACCATACTCAAGAAATTGAAAAGATGTTTGCTAGATATCAAAAGTCATTGACATTGTCAAAAACATTAGCTGGAGATATAATGGATCAAAGTTCCCTTAAAACAGCTCTTTTAGCTGTTATTTTAGGATGTGAAAGTACAGAAGTTATGGCAGAAACCATGAAGAGACAATTGTACGAACTAAAGCAAGTCACACCGGAACGATTTAATGCATTGCCGAAACATACACAATCTCTGTTAAATAAAATGTCAACTTTACCAGTTCATCAAGCCCCAGCAGTTGCAAACTCTGCTGATTTACATCAAAATTATAATAATAGCTCACATTGGTTTAAAAATGAATTTATGCCCAATTTCCAAATTGGTAATTTTTATCAGAGAATTAAACAGCGATATGCTCCATGGAGTTATAATGATATAATGACAGTAGATACAGACATGATAACATCACCATGTGCAGTATGTAATTCTTTACCTTCTAATCAAAACCATTTGTACAAGATGTGTGGAAACTCTGTTGAAGAAAATCAACATTGGATTTGTACTGAATGTGCTCAAGGATTTGATTTACAAAATTCAATAAATTGTCCAGTTTGCAGAGAAGAAAAATTAGTTCAGTTTAATAATGATCAAAGACATTGGAGATGGTATGCAAAATTGCAACATATAGCTCATGAAGTTGTAAAAGATTTTAAAACACCATTAGTCATGACTACAAAAATATTATGGGAAAATGCTCGTACTATTATGTTAACATCTTTAATTTTTGGATTATTGGCAAGATCACTAGTTTTAACATATCAAATGATAAAAGAAATTCAATTAGAATCTATTGCTGAACAACAAGTGCAACGTTTTGTTGGAGTTTTCGGAGTCCTTCCAAACAGTGTACGATACATTGGAGACACAATATATTTAACAGCAGGTCAAAATACTTTTGTAGAGAGAAATGAAAATGGAGTTTATTCTTATTCAATAGTTAATGATTCAGTTTATTATGAAATGGGTAAGAAAAGCAAATCTGAACCAAGACCTACAATCAGTTCGATTCCTGATGTTAAATATTATAGTGCGGCTTCTTCTGATGAAGAGGAGAAAATGCCAAGTATACCATTAAAGTTTGAACCGTTGAATATTGATGTTATGAAGCTATTACCACCTGTACAATGTACTGAAGTTCATGGAGAAACTAGCTTAGATGTTTTGAGAAATCCTAATCTAAAATATAATGTTGGCTATTCCGATAAGAAGTTTATTGTTAACATTCGAGAAACCGGGAAAGAAGTTACTACTTTAGAACTACCATATACTAGATGTGTTGAAGCAAATTGCAAGTTTAATGGGATAATGAATAAAGTAGCACAGAAATATTATTTGGCACGTTATAAAATATGGCAAGATGCAATGCTTGAAGGAGAAGATATATCTGATATAGAAGATGAAGTACCCCAAGAAATGGTACATGCTGTTGAAGAAATGGTTGATCGACCATTAGAAACGCCTAAACCTTTATATCTCAGATTTATCGACTACCAGAAAAGCTTATTACTCGCTTTAAAAGGAATTTTAATGTCTTGGTATCAAACAATATATGATGCAATATGTAATAAATGGAAATATATACTTGGAATTTTGACCTTAGCTTTCGCCACATATTTTGGAATTAAATATTATTATTCAGATGAAGATGGAATAACTTTAGAACCTGAACATCAAGGAAGTGGAGAACATAAAACAGGAAGAAATCATTCAAAGTTAAATACGGCACGAACACGAACACTTGTCCGAGCAAAAAGAACTCAACATGAAATGAAAATATCTTTATCAACTCAAGTTCCAATTAATATCCAAAATATTAGAGATTTAATTTTTAAAAATAGATTTGTTATGTCTTGTTGTGGAACAAATGTTTATTCCTTTGCAATAATGAATAATTATGGTTTATTACCAAGACATGCTTTTTATTATTTTGCAAAATTACAAGAAATGGGACAACCAATAGTTTTTCAACAAGGTGATGTAAAAGAAATCATCAAAGATAGAATTACCTTATATTGTGTAGAAGATAATGTTCTTGGAGAATATGTTATCTTTCAATTTAAGAGATTAATAGGTAAAGATATTAGACATCATTTCTATTCAACAATACATGAAGAAATAACATATCCTTCATACGCCTATGGAATTGATTTAAAGGATCAAGTTGCAAGACCAGTTCAGGTAGTAGATGTTAAACAATATGATCTTGATAAAAATCCCTTGGAACACGCTCCGACTGTTTCAACTACATGGACTACCAATGTAGAAGGAAAAGAAGAAGATTTTAAATATGAGTCAAAGTTAACAACATATCTAATTATTTCAAACTTTTATGGTGATGGAAAATGTGGTTCTCCTATTGTAAATTCAGAAGGTAAAATAATTGGAATACATTTTGCAGGGCAATACATTGCTGGCAATTCTTATGGATATTCCTATCCAGTTTTTACTGATGATTTTATGGGATTAACTGTTATGGGAACCACCCAAGAGAATAAAGTTGAACATCAAATGGAATCTTTTCCAAATTTAGAATTTTATTCCCATTATCCAAACGCTCCATTCCACACTGATACTTCACGAATTCATCCTTCAGCTATTGCTGAGAGAGCTTGGGAAAGTGTAACTGAACCTTGCATTCAAAGCAATAGTGATCCGAGATATGTTCATGGCAATTCACCTTTGTATGACGGAGCAACAACTATCGGAGCAGTCACAAATCCACCAATTCCAGATATTCTTAATGAGGCGATACATGCAGTATCACAAGAATTAATACAGAACATGCCGACCCCTGCAATGAAAGTACCTGTGTCACAAGAGGAAGCTGTTAATGCAGCAAATCATCAATTTGTGAGAGCAATGAATTTGGCGTCGAGTGCTGGACTTCCCTTGATAGTAGACAATCCCGGAAAAAATTTAAAATCTGATTATATTGAAAACAAAATAAATTCAGATGGAACTTCGACAGTAACATTTACACCCGAATTTCAAAAACTTTATGATATTAACTGGTCAATGCGATTGGCTGGTACTGTTCCTGAAGATCCTTATTGGGCACATTTGAAAGACGAGCGTAGAAAACCTGAGAAAGCTCGAAGTTTTGGAGGAACAAGAGTCTTTAGTGTTTCTCCCTTAGAACTTGTCGTTTCATCGCGGCGAGTATTGCTTCCAATGATGGATGCATTTCATTCAGATCCAATTCGATTACATCATGCAATTGGTTTATCAACAGAGTCAATAGCCTGGTCTGAAATGATTGAAACATTGAGAGCAAAATCACACTTAATTATTCAATTGGACTTTAGTAAATTTTCTGATTCAATGCCCTGGGAGTTTGTCCAAGGAGCATTTCAAGTAATTTCAAATTATTATGAGACATATGGCTTACTAACCCCGGAAATCGAAAATCTATTGAAGACCCTGGAACACAATATTACCCGATCATTAATTTGTATTGGACGCTATATCTATAGAGTAAAGAATGGAGTATTGCAAGGCCATCCACTTACTAGTTTGATCAATTCGATTGTCAACCTTATTGAGCAAACATATGTATGGATCAAGATCACAGGCTTAACAGGATCCGAATTCTTTAGATATTGTGGAATAGTTGTTATGGGAGATGATGTAGTGATATCAGTACCACGGCAAATTCTTAAAAGATACAACGGAAAAACCATCGCAAATGCATTTTTGGAAATGAATATTGTAGTTACAGACGAAAATAAGAACAAAGAAGAAATTATACCTTATCAGAATATTAACCGTTTTGACTTTCTTTCATGTTCATATAAATTACACCCATATAGATACTTATATTTGGCTCCCGCAGATATTTCATCAATTTTTGATACAGCTTTGTGGATTAGTAGAAAGGATGGACCGTTTTTTGACGCTACTTTGGAGAATGCAGAACAATCATTGAACAACTCATTTGGTCATGGTCCGTGCATCTATGAAATATATCGAGCTGTGTTACAGTTTCTGACAGGATCACGTTTTCGCTCTTGGTTTGAATTAGATATGATCTTTTATGGTTCTAAGGGACTTCCCGAACGATCCATTATTGCCACCAATCTTGGCATAGTCACTGGAACTTCCCCCAAAGTATTAGAACTACTAGGGGCGGGTACTGGGCGAATTGAGAGAGCATCTAAGAGTGAAAGAGATAGTCAGTACTGGAATGCAGATTTCCTTTCGGTAGCATTGTTAGACACGCAAGGAATTGTTACTGGGAAATACCGATGTGATTGCAGATTTCCTTTCGGTAGCATTGTTAGACACGCAAGGAATTGTTACTGGGAAATACCGATGTGATTGCAGATACAATTGTGAGAGAGAATTATTAATGAGAGTAGCA